GCTTTTTAACCCATTTAGCTTTGTAAATTTTAATGATGACGATTACCATTATAAAATGCTTTGGTTAATGACTAGGCCGGAGTATTTCTCGTTCTTATGTAAGCAGATATTTAATATAAACATCCTCCCCTCTCAGGCTTTATTCTTGTGTGAGATGTGGGATAGAAGATTTCCCATGCTGATAGCTAGTCGTGGTTTTGGTAAATCTTTTATACTATCTCTATACGCACTAATGCGTGCCTTGCTGTTACCAGAACGAAAAATAGTGGTTGTAGGTGCGGCTTTTAGGCAGTCTAAGGTTTTATTTGAATACATGGAGACGATTTGGAACAACGCTCCAATACTTAGAAGTCTATGCGATGTCAATAGTGGGCCAAGGCGAGATGTTGACCGATGCGTTATGCGTATAAATAAGTCTCGCGTGACTTGCCTACCTCTGGGCGATGGACAAAAGATTAGAGGCCAACGTGCTAACGACATTATTAGTGACGAGTTTGCATCAATACCTAGGGATATTTTCGAAACGGTAGTCGCTGGCTTTGCAGCTGTAACGGCTGATCCAATAGAAAATGTAAAAAAACTAGCAGCCAAAAAGAAGGCTGAGGAGCTAGGTATACAACTTGAAGTACAGTCAGATTCAATAATTGAGCAAAAGAATAACCAAATTATCCTTTCAGGCACAGCCTATTACGATTTTAACCATTTTGCTGAATACTGGAAAAAATGGAAGTCCATCATAGCAAGTCAAGGTAGACTCAATAAGCTTAGAGAGATATTTGGTGAAGACCCACCAAAGGATTTTAACTGGAAAGATTATTCAGTCATCAGGGTTCCCTACGAGCTTTTGCCAGAGGGTTTCATGGACGCCTCACAGGTTGCCAGATCAAAGGCGACGGTCCACGCTGGTATTTATCAGATGGAGTTCGGAGCGTGCTTTACACGCGATTCTCAGGGCTTTTTCAAACGTACCTTGATAGAGTCTTGCATTGCCAACGACGGCTCTAACGACTCAACTATAATAAAAGATAGTAAAGATGAAGACATAGTCTTTGAGTCCAGTCTCAGGGGAGACACAAAAAAGAAGTACATATTTGGTGTTGACCCAGCCTCTGAGGTTGACAATTTTAGCATTGTAGTATTAGAGGTGAATCCAGACCACAGGAGAATTGTTCATTGCTGGACAACCAATAGATCAGAACACAAAATGAAGGTCAAAAGTGGATACTCCGCAGAGAGCGATTTTTATTCCTACTGTGCTAGAAAAATAAGGGATCTTATGAAAATGTATCCCTGTGTTCATATAGCAATGGACGCACAAGGTGGAGGTATCGCCGTAATGGAATCGCTACACGATACAGATAAACTGCAAGACGGAGAAGTAGCAATATGGCCAACTATAGATGAAGATAAAGAAAAAGACACAGACGACAACAGGGGGTTACACATACTAGAAATGTGTCAATTTGCAAAATATGAATGGCTAGCAGAAGCTAACCACGGCCTCAGAAAAGACCTTGAGGACAAAGCTGTATTATTTCCAAGATTCGACGCTATAACATTAGGCCTATCAAACGTAGAAGATGGCTTAAAAGGTAGAGTGTTTGATACGCTGGAACAATGCGTCTTGGAGATAGAAGATCTTAAAGATGAATTAACCATGATACAGATAACACAAACACCAAGCGGCAGAGATAAGTGGGATACACCAGAGACTGTCATTGGGACTGGCAAAAAGGGCAAGCAAAGAAAAGATCGTTACTCGGCCCTCATTATGGCAAATATGGCCGCCAGAACTTTAGCCAGACTACCCGAGGCAACTATATATAATTTCTACGGAGGCTTTGCAACTATGGAAAAAACAGAGAAAAAGGGGAACATGTATTCAGGACCGAGCTGGTTTACAGACTCTGTAGAGGATACTTATTAGATTTCAACTTTATTGTGTATAATGTATTGATAAACATTCACAATGCATTTCAACTAATTGTATAGGAATTAAAATGGCCGACAAAGACAAAGATCACCTAATAACTTGGAACGATTCTGACTTGGCTGGGAAGTCCAGAGCTTTTGAGCAATTTGCAGAATCTCAAGAGGCCTACGAAGGGGTGACTAAGGGTAATCACAGAGAATATCTAGACATTGAACCAAACAGATCTGTAAGACCTAGCTTTGGGCATAATGATTACTACGCTTTTAGACCAGACGAACAGGTTCCACGACGTGCTAAACGCATAATCAAGATGTGTATGGATGCATACGACAAGGTCGGCATTGTCAGAAATGTTATTGATTTAATGGGTGACTTTGGGTGTCAAGGTATCAACGTGGTCCACGAGGATAAGAGCGTGGAGAAGTTTTACCAGCAGTGGTTTAAAAAGTGTAACGGGAAAGAGAGATCTGAGAGATTTCTCAATCAGCTCTATAGAACAGGACAAGTGTTTGTATACAAAAGTTATGCAAAAGTTACCCCTGAGATCAAAAAATATATCAAATCATTAGCAAAAGATATCAGACTAGAGGTTCCCAAGGTCCAAGAAAACTTGGTCCCTTGGAGATATAACTTTTTAAATCCGTTAAACATAGATGTTAAGGACGGTAGCATCAATCTGTTCTTAGGTGTAAAAAACTATGAACTTACAGCAAATACGTTTTTTGATAATTTCAAAGACGGAGGTGTTCCGTCCAGAATTTTAGAGACCTTGCCGGTAAATGTTAAAAACGCAATCAAGCAAGGTAAGAAAAAGATAGAGCTTGAAGAAGACAGGCTTAGTACTTTCTATTACAAAAAGGATGACTGGCAGCAATGGGCACACCCTTTAACCTATGCAATTCTAGATGACATCATCATGCTGGAAAAAATGAGATTAGCTGACCTGTCGGCCTTAGACGGTGCAATTTCAAATATTAGACTTTGGACGCTTGGTAGTTTAGACCACAAGATCCTCCCTAATAAATCCGCAATTAATAAGCTTAGAAACATATTAGCAAGTAATGTCGGCGGTGGAACCATGGAGTTAGTTTGGGGGCCAGAACTAAGCTATACAGAATCCAATAGTCAGGTCTACAAATTCTTAGGCTCCGAAAAATACACTTCCGTCCTAAACAGTATCTACGCTGGATTAGGAGTTCCCCCAACTTTAACTGGTGCCAGTACCGGCGGAGGGTTCACTAATAATTTCATATCCTTAAAGACTTTAGTTGAGAGACTACAGTACGGCAGAGACCAGTTAACCAAGTTCTGGGAATCTGAAGTCGAGTTTATAAGAAAGTCTATGGGTTTTAGAAAAGCAGCCCACATAACGTTTGATCAGATGAGCTTGTCTGACGAGGCCTCAGAAAAGAACCTGTTAATACAGTTGGCAGACAGAGACATCATCAGCCAAGAAACAATCCTAGAGAGATTTAAAGAGATACCATCTGTTGAAAAAATGCGTCTAAAAAGAGAACGCAAGAGCCGTAATAATGAAGCCTACCCAGATAAGGCTGGTCCATTTCATAACGCTAACCACAAACAAGAGCTTGAGAAGATCGACAAACAAGCAGAGGTTAACGAGGTTAAAGAAGACAAGAAAAAGAAAGAGATAAAGAAGAATGGCCGTCCTCCATTCGCTCCAGATAAGGAACCAAGAAAGAAAAGAGTTGAAACCCCCAAGTCTAAACCCGGACTAGCAGATCTGATCGTGTGGACAAACGATGCTTTTGAAGATGTTTCAAGCACGTTGAACAAAGCGTTCCTAGGGGCTAACAATAAAAAGAACCTTAGACAACTAACCAAGTCTGAGGTGTGCACCCTTGAGGCTCTTAAAATTCACGCGTTAACAAACCTTGACCCCATGACACCCACAGACGAAACCTCTATCCTAAAGGCTCTATCTTCCGACGAAAGAAGCCCTAAATCTTTCAACGATAAGCTCTCCGATGATAACGTCTCTGCTTCAGAAATGCCAATAAATTCATATAAAAAGAAAGTCATTGGTGCTTTTGTGGAACATTTTTTCGAGATTTCTTAGTGTTTTTTTATTTTTTTCGCTTTTTTGTGTATAATCAAGCATGACAATAAAAATTTATGAAAAAGAAATAAGTGATGGTATTGGAGACCTTGTAAAAGGTACGGCCAGCGTTGCGTACTGCTCCGAAGCCACCATGAATAAAGGCGACTTAAAAGCCTCAAGTAAAAATATCTCTGATCCAGAAATTTTAAGCAAAATTCTCGCTGAAAACAAAGATCAGGTAGACCTCTATTATTTAGAATCCGTGCTTGTATCAACAGGTTGGAATAAAAATGATGACGTGTTCATGGCAGAGGCCACTTGGGAGGCTAGAGATACACCTGAAGACAAACAGTTTAACTTCATGCACGACGAAAATGATATTATCGGGCATATTACCGGAAGTTACGTATTAACTAAAGACGGAAAAGCTGTAGCAGATGACGACAAAGCTAGACCGGACGAGTTCGATATTATAACTCAAGCAGTTCTCTACAACAGCTGGATGGGTGATGACAATAGAGGACGAATGGAAAAAATCATATCCGAGATAGAAGAGGGAAAATGGTATGTCTCTATGGAATGCCTGTTTGCAGGCTTTAACTATGCATTAATAGATTCTGATGGAAACGCAAAAATATTAGCAAGAGACGAGCAATCTTCATTTCTAACTAAACACCTTCGCTCCTACGGGGGAACAGGTGAATATGAAGACTATAAGATTGGCCGTGCCTTGTCTAACATATCCTTCTCGGGTAAAGGGCTAGTTGCGAAGCCAGCTAATTCAAGAAGTATCATCTTGAACAGTAAAAGTTCCGCAAGTGTAAACTT